TTTGTAAATGCTCTCGCTAAGGCTGGTAAAGTCCTTGGCTTCAACTGCCCGTTGGACGGTGAGTTCAGCGTAGGCAAAAACTGGTCAGAAACACATTAACATGAAAACATTATACATAGATGGCGATATGCTCGCCTACCGTTCTGCCTTCAGCAATGAGGTAGAAACTAAATGGGATGACAATGTCTGGACACTTCACACAGACGTGAATGCGGCGTTAGCTTACTTCGATGACTTCATCACGTCCCTGTGCATAAAGTTTGAGACGAACGTCTACCAGCTTGTATTCAGTCCGAGGCGTAACTTCCGATATGAGTTGTTCCCAGCATACAAAGCTAACCGTGGTGGTAAGCGTAAGCCTTTAGCCCTCTCTGGGATTATTGAGCAGACACGTGAACGTCACCCTTCGCTTTTAGAAGAAGGCATTGAAGCTGATGACTTAATTGGCATCCTCTGCACCAAAGACCCAGAGAATACCATTGCTGTCTCTGGGGACAAGGACTTCGCAACACTCCCTATTACTTGGTATAACTTCCTGCGTGATGAACTACGGACGTTGACCGAAGAAGAGGCTGACCGAAACCATTTGACACAAACCCTCATGGGGGATGCAGTAGATGGATACGCAGGTCTCAAAGGGGTGGGACCCAAGACCGCCGTTAAGCTTCTTGATAAGCACGGCTGGGACTGGGAAGGCGTTGTAAAAATATATGAAAGCAAAGACCAAACCGAAGATGATGCGTTGCTCAATGCACGCCTCGCCTACATCCTACGAAACAAAGACTACACAAACCAAAAAGTAACATTATGGACACCCACAAAACAGAACAACCAGAAATAAACTTAGGCGACCGAGTCGTCTACATCGCGGGACCTATGACAGGTCTCAAGGACTTAAACTTTGACGCCTTTGACGAGAAGGCACACCAGCTAAAGGAGCAAGGGTACGAAGTCATTAACCCCGCTCAGTTAAGTCGCAACTTGGCTGAAGCTATTGGCATCCCGTTGTGTGAACTCGTTGACCGTGAGTGCGCTCAGGCTGACCTTAATGCAATCATAGCCCGTGCTACCCACATGTATATGCTGAACGGCTGGCAATACAGTAAGGGAGCTAAGGCTGAGCACGCTGTGGCGGAATGGTTAGGTATGACAATCATGTATCAATCCAAGGAAGACCTAGCGACTGCCCGTCATCATGACAAGGAGTGGTGGTTCGCCTTCCAAGCGGATACCTTCAATGATATCTCCTCGCTTACTCGTAAGAAGAATAACGATTATACTGGGGGTGCTGACACTCCTAATCCCTTCGCTAACTTCGATGAGGCTAATGAGTTTGGTGTAGACCCCCTCATAGGGCTCTCGGTTCGTATGGGAGATAAGATGCAGAGGCTCAAGTCCTTCTGTAATGCTGGTCTCTCGTTGGACACTAAGGGGGATACAGTAGCCGACATCTTCAAGGACCTGATTGGATACTCATCCATCGCTCTTGGAATGCTAGAAAGACGGAAGGAGAGGGACTAATATGAAGGTCGAAAACGATTTACCTCAGATTTCGTCCTCTATTATCAATAAGTTAGAGGAAGTATTCCCGTTAAGGGATGACTTTGATACTTCGGCTGAACAGAACTCTTTGATGTTCTATTACGGCCAAAGGTCAGTTATTCGCTACCTTAAAAATCAATACAAAATCCAAAACGAAAACGTCCTAACCAAGAGTTAATTATGTGCATGTCATCCCCTAAAATCCCAGACCCCGTTCCGCCACCCGCTCCGCCTCCTCCTCCCACGAAGACGGCGAAGAAGGTAGAAAACAAGTCTCTTAAATCACGTCAGAGTTCCAAGAAACGTGGAACGTCTGCATTAACAGTACGCCGCTCGACCGTGAACACTGGTTCATCTGGTTCGGGTGCTAATATCAGCTACTAATACTTATGCCTGACAAAACGATTACGGTTACTAATGGTGATGGAAGCACCAAAACAATTACCATCCCAGACCGCAGTCGTTTCGCAGGGATACGCACTATGTCCAGAGTGACAGGAGGCGTGTCCGACGACATCACAGTAGACCGCACGGCACAGGTAGTTACCTCAGACCGTAAAGGGGAGTCTCGTCCGCTACTTAGCAAAGTAGTAGGCGGGGCTTCTGCCGCATATAGCCTTCGTGACCTTAACGATAAAGCAGGCAACAACAAGGTAGTCCGTGTAAGACGTGCTAGTGACAACCACGAGAAAGACTTCCGAGCAAAAGAATTAAAAGACATTGAGACATGGGTGAATGCTCAGACCGTTCTCCCTCTGGACATTCAAGAATTAGAAGCGGATGGGCGCACAGGTGCATTAGTGGAAGCCGCCGCCGCCTACAGCCTGCGTAACCTTAGCTCTAGCTTCACGGGTAGCGTAGTGGAAGTAAGACGTTCTAGTGACGGCGAAGAGGAGTCCTTTACTGCGTCTGATGTTGCTGATGGGACGCTGACGGATTGGGTGAGCGAAGCTCCTATAGCTCAGAACTCTACAAGTAATCCTTACTCAACTTTTACTAATGCTTCAGCCACTGGATTTACGGCAACACTTTCCTCTGGTGTAGCCTATGCGGGTTTTGGAGGCGTTAGCGGGTCAAGCGGAGATAGTGTTACAGTTTCTTTTGATTTGGACATTGTGTCTGGTTCTCCATTTGTGGCTTTGCGTGAAGGAACGGGGCTGATAAACAGTAAGTCCAATAGCCAAGTTTATAGCAGCAGCGGAAGCTACTCGCTAACAATGACGGCAACGGGTGACTTTGGATTCATAGGTTTCTCTGAAGGTGACATTCCATCAGAGTTTACTGTTAGTAATTTTGAGATTACATCAGTTAGCGGTGCTACATATGTCAGAGACGGCTTCGTCGCCAAATGGTATGACCAATCAGGCAACGCCAACCACGCAACTCAAGGGACACCCGCAAGTCAGCCTAAGATTGTTGATGGAGGGTCTTTGGTGACGGACGCTAATGACAAGCCAGAAATGGTGTTTGATGGTTCAAACGATTGGCTTGATTTAGGTGCTTCGCAGCTTGGTAATACCGAGTTCTTTGCTGATAGTTCTGACAGCTGGTTTATTACTGGCGTAGGAACTTATGATAGCGGAACATTTATATCGAAAGCAGTTGCTAATTATACTGACAGGGAGTTTCAGATTTTCTATGACCTTGGTCAAAATAGCGTGAATGCGAGGGGAGCAACTAACACTTTTGGTGCTGACACTGACAGACGAATTATCTCCTTTAATTGGGACGGCTCAAATGCAGTGGCGGGTGTTGATGGGGCTTCAAACGCAGTGAACGTGGGGTCGGCCGTTAAGACCAATCAGAATATAAATATCGGAAGCAGGACTAACGGAGGATTTTCGTTAAATGGCTCCATCCAAGAAATCATCATCTACGACTCCGACCAATCGGACAACCGCACAGCCATAGAAGCTAACATCGGAGAGACCTACGACATTGACCTCCCATCTGGAGTAGACACAGGGTATGACCAAGTGGACGGCTTTGTGGAGACTTGGTATGACCAGTCAGGAAACGGCATCGACTTGTCTCAGTCGGTATCCAGCCGTCAACCACTCATTGTTAATGCAGGCACTCTAGTCACAAACCCAGAAGGCTCTCCCTCCATAGAGTGCGAGTCGACTGGTCATTGGCTAGAATCTGTTGGCGATAACACAGTAGGCTCTGAATTTTCCATTTACGCAGTATGGACAACTCCCCCCCAACTTTCGACTTTGTTGGGATATGATACCAACCGATATATAATTAGGCTCGTAGACGACAGATTAAGAGTGTCAATAAATAACATTATTACTCCTTATCTTGAATTTACTGACTTAACAGAGGGAGAAACCGCTTTAGTTAACATTAACAAACATAGTGATACTATTAGTGCAAACTTTAATAGCACCATATCCTCGGAAACCGCTACTTTAAGTGGCACATTTGTTTGGAATCGTATTTTTAATAGGTCTGGAGCGGGAGCTTCTTACAATGATTACACAGGAAAAGCATCTGAAATTATCGTCTACCCCTCCGACCAGTCAGCCAACCGTCCAGCCATCGAAGCCAACATTAACAATCAATACGACATCTACGCATAATGAGCTACTTACTATACTCAACTGAAAAAGACGCTTGTGACCGTGCAGACGAAGAGGGCAGAGACATTGGCTTTGCTTACTGGACGGAAGGCACAGGCACACGCTGGTTGACTAAGCCAGTCCCTACTGCTGACGGTGAGTGGGCATTGGATGTTTCGGAGTATGACTTGGATGACAGCGAAGCCACAACCGTCGTTGACAGTTATGCTGTTCCCGCCACCATCGAAGATAACATTTAACTAAACATTTTATGAGTAAAACAGCAGAAGCCTTATATAACTCCCTTGAGGGGAAGCGGTATCAATACTTAGACCGCGCACGTTCGGCTTCTAAACTCACTATACCATACGTTATGCCAGACGAGGGCTTTGGAGCCCACAGCCGTCTGGAGACACCTTTTCAGGGCATTGGGGCTCGCGGAGTAAATAACCTCGCATCTAAATTACTGTTAGCACTCCTACCACCCAATGCCCCCTTCTTTCGCCTACAGGTAGATGAGCACGGGCTACGCTCAGAAGGAGCACCCGAAGAGCTCATCACCGAGATTGAGACCTCCCTACAACAAGTAGAGGAAACCTTTATGGAGGAGGTCAGCCGTGGCTCGTATCGCACAGCCATTCACGAAGCCGTAAAGCACCTAGTAATCACAGGTAACGCTTTGCTGTATGTCCCCGAAGACGGGGGTGTTCGTGTGTTTCACCTTGACCGCTTCTGCGTTGAGCGTGACCCAATGGGCAATGCTCTTTACATCTGCACCAAGGAAACCCTGAGCTACATGAGCCTCTCTGAGGAAATGAAAGAAGTAGCTGGTGCTAACGAAGGAGGAGCCGACGACGAAGTAAACCTCTACACCGCTGTCTGCCGTAAGCCTCAAGGCTGGAAGGTCTGGCAGGAAATCAACGGCAACGTCATCCCTAAGTCTGAGGGCTTCTACGCTCTAGACAAGAACCCATTTATACCGCTCCGCTTCTCCCGCATCGACGGTGAGGACTACGGACGTGGCTACGTCGAGGAATACCTCGGTGACCTCCAGTCCCTTGAGTCTCTCTCCCAGTCCCTTGTTGAAGGGTCGGCGGCGGCGGCTAAGGTTCTGTTCCTAGTGAACCCTAACGGCACTACCCGTGCTAAGACGCTCGCTGAGAGTCCTAATGGTGCTATCGCCCAAGGTAATGCTCAGGACATCTCTGTGCTTCAGCTAGAGAAGTTTAATGACTTCCGTGTGGTACAGGAGAGCGTACAGAAGATTGAGGAACGCCTAGGTCATTCCTTCCTGCTTACCAGTGGTGTTGTTCGCCAAGCTGAGCGTGTTACCGCTGAGGAAATACGTATGCTTGGACAGGAACTTGAGACAGCCCTTGGTGGTCTCTACTCCCTCCTTTCGATGGAACTCCAGTTACCTCTGGTCAACCGTCTGATGGAAGTGATGAACAAGAAGGAAAAGCTTCCTAAGTTACCCAAGGACGTCGTTAAGCCAGTCATCATTACAGGTGTTGAGGCTCTCGGACGTGGTAACGACCTACAGAAACTTGACCTGTTCCTTGCTGGAGCCGCTCAGGTTGTTGGTCCCGAAGCTGTAGCAGGCCACGTACAGGTATCAGAATATTTCAAACGTCGTGCAATCGCTCTCGGTATTAAGACTGAAGGGCTGGTTAAATCGGCTGAGGAAATGGGCGCAGAAATGCAACAAGCCCAACAACAACAAATGGTGGAGAAGCTTGGACCCGCAGGCATCAAAGCGATGTCTGACCAAGCCGCCGCCGCTCAACAGCAACAACCAAGCGAGGTATAATGGCTAACTATAATTCAACTCAAGTAAATGAAACCAGCGAGGAAGAAAACATCTCGCTCGAAAAGCAGGCAGCTATGCAAGAAGAAGCTGCACAACAACGTAATCAAACCATCGAAAGTAACACCGACGAAACCCCTGCGGAGGAACCCCAAGAGGAAGTAACCGAGGAACGTCCTGAGTGGCTCGATGAGAAGTTTAACTCTCCTGAAGACCTAGCTAAGGCTTACAATGAGCTTCAGAAGAAACAATCAAGCAAGGAAGACAAGAAGGCAGACAAGACAGAAGAAGCCCCTAGCTCTAAGACAGTAGAGGTTATCTCTGGTGCTTCCCAAGAGTTCTCCGAGAAGGGTGAGCTGTCTGACAAGTCCTTTATTGAGCTTGAGAAGGCAGGCATCTCCCGTGATATGGTGGAAGCCTACATCCGTGGTCAGGAGTCTATTGCGACCTCTGAGGCTCTGGAAGTGCAGAACGAAGTAGGAGGCAATGCTAACTACAACGCTATGGCTGAGTGGGCTTTTGATAACCTTAGCGAAAACGACCTAGATGGTTTCAACTCTATTGTTGAGCACGGTTCGGTTGACCAAGCTAAGATGGCTGTCAAAGGTCTCTACGCTCAATTCATTTCTGCGGGAGGTAATCCTCCAGAACTCGCACAGGGTGGCACAAGTGGCTCCTCTGTTAAACCATACGGGTCGGCGGCTCAGGTAACTGAAGCTATGCGTGACCCTCGTTATTCATCTGACCCAGCGTTCCGTGCAAATGTCGAGAAACGCTTAGCGGTCTCCAACGTCCTTTAACCACCTAATATCATGCCTATTGAACTTATAGCAATGCTCGGTGGCGGTGTGTCAGGATTCGTAATGAAACTGATTGCCGCACAAGGAGAAGCTCAGACTCGAAACTTTGAGATGCTCCTTCAAAAGCAGACAGCCGCCGATGAATCTGCCGACAAAGCAGCTGCTCGTGGCGGTGTGTGGATTCGACGTGTATTCGTCTTCTTTGTTCTGTTCGCTGTTATTGTAGCTCCCTTCCTACTCTCATTGTTAGGGACTCCTGTAACCGTAGAGAAAGAAGGACTCGGAGGCATCTTTGGTCTCCTCGGATTTGGTGCTGGTAGTTGGGAGTCTCTGAACGGCTTCGTTCTACTCCCTGAAGTTCGCCAAGCGATGCTTGCCATCATTGGCTTCTACTTCGGCTCCTCACAGGTTCGTTAGTGGTTTATAAAGTAACAGCTCTGTTGTTGTTTCTTGCGGGTTGTTGCCCAGCATCTACCTCAATAACACTAGAAGACTTCGTTAAGCTCATCCCTGAGTGGGAAGTCTACCCCGACAGTCCTCACGATGTAGTGGGCGACAACGGGGCTGCTTACGGTCACTACCAAATACACAAGGTAATGGTAGATGATTACAACCGTATAACTGGTTCTAACGCCTCCCATACGGACGCCTTTGACCCAGAGGTCAGCGAGCGTATAGCCTATGCCGTTCTGAGCCACTATGCGAAGCACATAGCGTCCACTGGTGTTACCCCTACAGCAGACCACATGCTGTTCATCTGGAACGGCGGAGGTGGAGCGTGGAAACGTGTCGAGAACCCACAAGCTGACCAGAAGCAAATCAATCTTAATACCTACAGAAGTAGGGCAACCCCAATCATAAATAATTACATAAATGGCAAAGAGAAAAGGCGTAAGCCTACGGAAAGAACATAAGTCTAAGAGTGGAGGTCTCTCCAAAAAAGGCAGAGACTACTACAATCGTAAGACAGGTTCTAACCTCAAAGCCCCACAGCCCAAAGGCGGTGCAAGGAAGCGTTCCTTCTGTGCTCGTATGAGCGGTGTGAAGGGGCCTATGAAGGATTCCAAAGGTAGACCTACCCGTAAAGCTCTCGCCCTTCGTAAATGGAAATGTTAATATGAGCCTATACAGAAATATCAATCGTCGCCGTAAACTCGGCATCTCCCGCAGTAAGAATAAATCTACTGTGAGCGATAAAGCCTATTCAAATATGAAGAAGGGCTTTCCAAAAAAGAAGAAATAACTTTCCGTCCCTAAGCAAGAAGTAGCGTAAGACCCTTTGAGGAGGATAATCTTAGACTAGCAAACCAAGCCCACGGACACCTAAACCCCCAACAATAATCCAATACTAAGGAAAACAAAAAACTATGGCTAATGGCAATACATCCCCGTCCCGTTTGGGACAAGTAAATGCTGCTGGTGATGCAAATGCGTTGTTCCTGAAGGTGTTCTCTGGTGAAATCCTAACTACGTTCGAAGAACAGAACGTGATGAAGGATTTGCACATGGTGCGCACTATTCAGAGCGGCAAGTCTGCACAGTTCCCAGCAACAGGAATCGCAACCGCAGGATACCACACAGCTGGCGAGAATATCGCTGACTCTGGTAATGGTTACCTGTCTGCAATTAAACATGCTGAGCGTGTCATCTCGATTGATGACGTCCTCATCTCGTCTACATTCATCGCCAACATTGATGAATTGAAGAACCACTACGACGTTCGTAGCATCTACGCTAAGGAGCTTGGTAAAGCCCTTGCTAAACGCTTCGACGTAGCCACAATGAAGACCCTTGCTGGTGCAGCTCGCTCCTCGGCAACTGTCTCTGGTGGTGAAGCTGGTTCGCAACTCACTGGCCTATTCGCTGGTGCTAATGCTACCGCTGCTGAGCTTATTGATGCCCTCTATGGTATCGCTGAGACTCTCGACGGTAAAGACGTGACTGATGAAGGTCGCTTCGCTATCCTCAGCCCTGCTGATTACTACACCCTCATCACTGCGGACAACAGCGCGATTTCTCTCGCTGCTAACCGTGACGCTGGTGGTGTTGGTAACATCGCAACTGGTACTATTGCTCAAGTTGCTGGCATCAAGCTAGTCAAGAGCAACCACCTCAGCACTATCGCTGTTGACAACTCTGCGGTCACTACTGGTGACGGTAGCTCTGCTGTCAAGAATGACGTGTTCGGTGCTAATGGTGCTGGCTACAACGGTGACCTATCTGCTACTCGTATCCTCGCTGGTACTAAGGAAGCTATCGGTACTGTTAAGCTTCTCGACCTCGCTACAGAGTCCGAGTACCAAATCGAACGCCAAGGTACATTGTTCGTTGCAAAGTATGCAATGGGACACGGTGTCTTGCGTCCTGAGTGTGCTGTAGAAGTACAGTAAACCCTTAATTCTGAGCCCCCATTGGTAATCCCTTTGGGGGCTCTTTTTTATCTTTAACTTTATTGAAATAATATGCCAACAACTGACATCTCGACTACTCTCCTTGAGTCCGTAAATATCGTGCTTGCGAACTTAGGTGAAGCACCAGTTAATACTTTATCTGCTAGTGCCTTGCCTCAGCAAGTATCGCTGGCGTTAAACACGATTGATGAGGTCAGTACCGATATTCAGTCTAAAGGCTGGTGGTTCAATCAACAAACTGGTGGCAACTACAGCACCACAGCAAACATTGTTATCTATCCGAGCAACACAGCGAACGCTTGGAGCTCAGACATTCCAGAGGAAGCAAGACGGTACATCACAATCCGTTCCTCTCGCATTGCACAAACACGCTT